CTGCTGTGACTTTCTTTCCTGCAGATGCTGCAGTTTCAAAGTCAGAAGTAAATCCGTCTGTGTCACCACCATCCACAGTCTCGATATAATCACCGACGCTGAATGTGTGACGACCACCACCAGAGTATCCCTCGGCAGTGACTACCATAGTTGCAGCGTCTGTTGCTGCTGCAATCTTAGCACTCTTTGCTTTACCACATGAAATTAACAATGCTTCATTGGCAACCAAAGTAATAGCAGGACCTTCATCGATTTGAATCGAAGAGGCAGATGTTGCAAGACATCTCAAGACACCAGACTTTACGACGACGTAGCTGGTGCCACTTCCTGTCACTGTTTGGGTGTCAATTACATTTAATACTGACATGGGTAAAAGATTCTCCTATACTTTCTATTTATCTCGTTGCTGCTTTAGAAACTTTGCCAGGTCAGCAGTGCTACCTACAAACATAGTGTTGTTTGTGGTATTCACTTCCTTCTTCTTGGGTGCTTCTATATCTGCAACTTTCTTTTGTAGATCTACCAACTTGTCAGCAACATCACCGACGTGTTTGATAAGTTGACCTGCTACTTCAAACGCACGAGGTTGGTCAGATTCCTGTGCTAACTCAAGGATACCGTCTACTGCCTCTTGTCCTTTCTCAATCAGAGAATAGAGATTTCCACGAGTATATTCATAATCTTTTTTGAGCTGTGCTTTAGTTGAGGTTACAATCTCCTCTACCTTTTCTACATCAGGTTTCTCAGTAGGTATGATTTTTGTCTCGATGTCCATGGCATCAGAGATTCCATCAAACTTACTCGTCGTTTCCTGTGGTTGGGTTTCTTGATTTTGCATCTGTAAACTCACTATAAATCTCATTGAATCCGAAGTTATCATCTGGATCTGCGTCAAGCGGATCAGGTGTAACTGTGTAACGCACCTCTCTAGGAGCGGTAACCTTACTATCGGTTGCATAATCAACAATCGTCTTGGTGATAAGCTCACCTGTTTTATCAGTAACAGGTCCGTACAAGTAAGTCTTTGCGACAAACTGTAACGTATATATCAGTGTGCGACGTGTGTCATAGTCACCTTCATATTGATCATCATAGTCCACGCTCAACAGTGTGACTGGATAATCTCTTTTTTCTCCCAGCTCAGCAACTAGATTCATTGTGATATTGAAACTAGGTTGGAAGTGTGGAAGAATTTGCTCAAGAATCTGCAAGGCATCATCTTGATTCTTAGATAGGATTGCCAATTCAAAGTTAACATTATATGGGATTGGCATAAAACCTTTGTTGGTTTTATCTCCTGTTGTATGTCTTATGTATGAGGTAGGTGATAATTTTCTTGTAGGATCGTATGCTATTGCTTGTATCTCGAATGATATTCTAGGGAGTGTAATCTGTGTCCTATCTTTAGAAGTCAGATCTCCTAGTTGTGCGAGACGTGCAAGAAACTTTTGTTTAGGACCATAAGCAAGAGGCACCTTCATGACCTCAGTCTTAGATCCAGACGTGCGTCTAAGCTCGATGTTATTAAACAGTGTGCCGAAACCGACAACTGTCTTCTTAAAAATTTCGTGATATGAGTATGTGCCTAACATTAGATTGTAGTCCCTTTGTTACCGAATTCACCGAATGGATTGCTTTCAGTGAAGTCTATGACTCCATCAGCAGTAGTCTCTAAGGCAAAATTCTGATCGAATTCACTATTCACATTATTTATTGTATTGTAGGATGCAGTTGTCCAAGCAGCACTTGATGTCTGGCCAGTAACAGTTTCGGGGATCGTAAATATACCTGATCTGTTGAAGACCTGTAGTTGTCTGGTTGTTGAATCCCAAGACTTGACCTCTGCTGTGACATTAGATGTGCCACCTGCAACGATCTCACCAACTGTAAAGTCGCCACTACCACCTGCTGCAAAGTTGACAGTAACTGCGTTGGAGAAGTCTACTTCTATCTGATCAACAGCAGCAACACCAGTGTCGAAGTCTTCGTCGCTGTACTCGAAGAGCTCACAACGTAATCCCCAAACGTGTATCTTACCCAACTGGTAGAAAGGCACTTCGTGCTCTACAAATTGGATCTCAAAAGTTTTATTTGCTAGAGGGAAATGAATTAAGTCACCTTCATTAGGACGACCCTCTACAATTAATTGTGCGTTATCGTCTACTGCTTCTGTAAATCTTGTGCGTGAGATAATAAAAGTAACTTGGTCAGATATTCTTACACCAAATTTACTAAACATATCACCGTCACCACGGAATCCTGATGCATCTTCGATGTATGCTTCTATAAGAAATGCACCGTTAAACTGACTTAATGTATCCTCACCAAAAACAGAATCATTCTTCACAAGAGTCCTAGGAATGTAATACACATCCTTACCAAACATCTTGATCTGCTCGACAACAAGGTTGCCGACGAGATCTTGCTCTCCTGTAGTCCCTTGTGTGAAGTAACTGTTAGTAGCCATGTTATCCTATCATGTCTAGAGGTGGAGTTTCCCAAGTGGTGCGTAGTTGCTCATCTAGGTTTTTCAACTCTTCTACTGCATCATTGTAAATCATTTCACCGTTAAGAGTGACACCACCTGGCATCTGCACTCCTTGGAATTTGGTTAGATTCTGTCCCCACTGTTTTTTAATCTTAGCGGAAGCATAATCTTTAACCCACATCTGATTGTATATCTCTGTCCACGTTGCAGGATCTAATGCTCTCCATGCCTTGATAACAATATACTGATCCAACTGTGCATCCTGTGGCCAGTCAAAATCTATGTATAATCTATCTTGCACTGCATGATATCTTACTGGTTTAATACCTTCTAACAAAAAGTCAATGGTAGAAAGGTGTTGTTGTATCATATAGTAATGATAAAACTGTGTAGATGTAAAATCATACAAGTCATTCAAACGCATCTGATATCTAATATCAAACATGTTTGATGTGCCCTTATCTGTGAAAGAGAAGATACCTTCTACAGATAGGATATGATCTGGAATTTCAATATAACCATTACCCTCTGTCCATGAATCGTTTCCTGCTTTGGAGGTAGAGGTTGTATTAGATTCAGATCTGTCAATTAGATCCTGTGTAACCTTATGCTTTAGATAGCAACGCTCGGCACCATCATAGTGATACTGCTGAAATTTTTGTAAGGTATAGTCAATAGCATCATCAACCTGTTCGTCAGACACGTTAATCTCCAAGACTGGTTTACCCAGTCTACGGAGACAATATTCTTTGAGAGTAGCTTTAGAATTAGGTTGTGCCATTTAATTAACTTCTTGCTAGTGCGAGTAGGGCAGTCTTAAGTTGTGCAACTGTTGAGATGTTAGTGTCATTACCAATCGCAACCAACTGAGTATAGATGTCATCTATGTCAGTATCGTTAGCGTCTGCTGTAGATCCCTGTGCAGCAGTTGCATAAGCAGTCGCTGCAGTTGCAGCAGCAGTGCCCAATGTAGGTTTACCAGTCAAGTCAGCATAAGCACCAGAGAATAATGTAGGTTTGCCAGTTAGGTCTGCATATGCACCAGAGAATAATGTAGGTTTGTTGCTTAGGTCATCATAATCATTAGATGTAGCAACAGCACCAAGAGAAGGTGTGCCAGATAGATCACCGTATGCACCTGTAGATGCTACAGTTGCAAGTCCAAGGGTTGTCCTTGCTGCAGCAGCGTCAGCATCATCAATGAGGGTGCCACCAAATGTACTGACTGCAGAAGCATCAAGTTTTCCAGTGATACCTGCGACAACGCGAGCGTCTGCCCTCGCGTCTGTATAGTAGAGGTTAGATCCTTCAGCAAGATCGCCTGTGTCCTTAGATGAGAGATCAAGATTTGCACCTGTCTGTAAATTAATTCTTGTATCTGCTCTTGCATTCGTGTAGTAAAGGTTAGATCCTTCAGCAAGATCCCCAGTATCCTTAGAAGAAAGGTCTAGGTTAGCACCTGTCTGTAGGTTAACTCTTGCATCTGCACGAGCATTTGTATAGTAAAGATTAGTAGATCCCTCGTTAACACCGTCAGTATCAGACTGAGTATATGAGAATACACCAGTTGATGAGTTGTAGGAAAGATCACCACTTGCACTGACTGCACCACGAGCATCGGCAGTCTTAAATGTAGTTACACTAAACTCACCTGTGCTACTGTTATATGACAGATCACCTGCAGCACTTAGATGTCCTCTAGTGCGAGCAGCAGTGATAAAGAGATTTGTAGATCCCTCAGTAACATTATCAGTATTGATGTCAGATTGTGTAACTGACAACTGACCACTACCAGACAACTCAATACCTGTTCCGTAGGTAAAGTGTGTCCTTGATCTTGCAGCAGTGGTGAAGAGGTTAGTGGATCCCTCTGTGATGTTGTCAGTATTGATGTCTGCTTGAGTAGCACTCAAGGTCAACATATTACCTGCGTCATCGTAGGTAGCAGTAATACCTGTGCCACCAACAATCAGATCATTAACTCTGTCGTCAACTCTTTCGTTAGTGAAGTATAGATTTGTAGATCCTTCAGCAAGAGCATCAGTATCATGGTTTGCGATACTACCAACTTGTGCCTGACCGTAAGTAATGTTACCTGTGATATTCAAGTTACCTTGGACTTCAAAGTCAGTGGTTGATCTGAAGTTTTCAACAGTCAGTCTGTTTGTGCCAGGATTATATGTAAGGTTGGTAGAGTCTGTGCGAATCTCAGTGTATCCATTATTAGTAGATACGAATGTTGGATAGTATGTAAGATTTGAAGTTGTAGTATCAGTTACATCAGCGAGGTTTGCCTTGTCAGCAGTACCTGTTAGATCACC